AGTAAGTGTAGCAGGCATATTCGTTAAGCTGATTTGATTGTTATGTGATAAGAAATAATCCGACAATGGAAGCCGAAGTCATCGGCGGTATCGCCGACCACTCGGGCGTTCCCGTTGATGAGAAGACCTCCTCCCTTGTCCGAGGGCTCCTCGGGTTCAATCCATAAGGGCAAGCCCGCGAGCTTCTCTTGCATCAAAGAGAGTTTCTTCGCATTCTTCATCTCAAGAATGTCGCGGGCATAGAGATAGACCGCTATGCGGGACGAGCCAAAACAAACCTTGTCGGAAATACCCCCGGATACCTTCACAACCACGAAGTCATCAATCTTATCATCGGTGGCTTTCGGGCGGTTGTTCCAGACCCTCGGGAAACCGAGTTTCCGTAGTTCCTTGGAGAACATCTCCTCTATTTTGGTAATGTCAAACTCGTTCATTATTGAACCCTCTTAAAGTATGCGGGAAAGAAGTCTTTTATCTCATCTATGGTGGCGTCCAACACTTGCATTTCGTATTCGATTGAGAAGATTATCGGTCTGCCGTCATCACGATGGGCGTTCATAGATGCAAGCACCAATCCCACCCATCCTTGGGGGAAGTCGCTCGCCACTCTCTCGAGTTGCTCGCGAGCATCGCCCTCTCCGTGATTTCCGCTATTGACCTTGAGAGCCTCTATCTTACCATCGTGGACTACCGCCCACCCGTAAGAGTCTCCCGTGATTCGGTGTCCGAAATGCCCGTGATCGTGTAGTTCGTGGGCATAGGCCATCGCATCCGGCAAGATGTTCAAGAGCCCTCTCTTGGCAATCTCATCCTTTGAATCGGTCAACCATTTGAGCCCCCGCTTGATTGCTTGCCCGTTGCGTTGAGGATTCCCGATCATTAGTTCTTGATGTTATCCACCCAAAGGTTCGTACCCCAATTGTAGGTAGTGAGTTTGATGACTCGCGCTCTGAACGAACGGGTGTAATCCTTCATAATGATTTCGGTTCCTGTCGGCAAGTCCGTGAGGAGCATCGGGCAAGAAATCTTATAATCCGCCACGGAGACCTCTCCACTTTCCTTGATACCGCCCGTCGAGGTTCGATAGCCCCAAGGCACATCCACTATCTCTTTGGTAACGAACTCTCCGTCCAAGCCGCGTTTCGGATTCCACGCATAGTCGTATTCGATGCACTTGATGGGCAACTCCGACTCTACGGGGTCTCCGTTCGCGTCCGTCACGGGAAGGCCGTTCTCATCGAGTTGGTGTCCGACGACCTTGAAGGTATGAGGCCAACGAGGGTTATACATTTCTAATAGAGAGGTTTCATCGTGACTTTCGGGGTCGGGTCGAGGAACGCTTCATCCCACTTGGCATAAAGGGCTTTCGCCCAACCAAGCAAGGCATCCCGATTCACCACATTCTTAATGGCGACATAGTGCGTCCAACCACCATCGGATTCTCCTTGCGTTCCCGTCTTGACGGAAGAAGTGGCTGCGGCCCAATAGATGTCCGCCCGGCATAGGTCTCTCTGCTTCTCGGTGGTGTCTAACAAGTAGGTCTCGTCATCGGTGATGCCCCTATTGAGCATTATCGAATAGAGGAAGTCGTTGGACAAGTCCATATACGGCTCGGCTTGCACTTGAAGCCACCGAAAGAGAGTGATTGTTGATGCTATGTCTGCCATTTCTTCCGATCAATTAGGGATTGCGAGATTTAGGCGTTGTTCGGGAACAGATACCAGAAGTAGTTGACTGCCGTAGGGATGGCCAGCGAGGTCATCTCGGTGTTGTAACTCTGGCACTTCTTCACGAAGTCTACGCCAACGGTGAGGAGGAGCTTGCCGCCATAGAAGGAACCATACTGGCCTCCGTCGATGGCGATAGGCTCTACGGTCTTGACGATACCGATGTTTCCGTCGGGAACGAAGACCCAAACATCCTTGTCGAATGCGTCGACATTCGAGCGGGTGAAGGACTTGGATTCCTTGTTGATGCTCTCGATGGCGACGATGGAGTCGATAGCCTTGATGGATACTCCGAGGAGTGCCTCAAGGTTAGCCTTGAGGGTCTCATAAGGCTGGATGCGAGCGTAAGCCACTTGTGCGGTGGAATCGCTTGCGGGAAGGAGGGCTGTTCCGATGACGGCGAGAACCTTTGAGTGTGCGAGGCACTCCTTGAGGTAGTCGATGTTCACCTCGAAGTGGCCACGGATACCTGCCTTACGAGCTTTCTCCACGATGGCCTTGAGGTCATTGATGGGGTCGGCTGCTGAACCCTCGTTCGCGGTTGTGTGGGTTGTGGAAGTCCACCAACGGGTGTTGTTGGACGGCAGAGTGGTCTTGTTGGCGGTGGGGACGTGGTAGTCGAGGGTGATGTTCTTCACACCCTTAGGGTTGTTGGTCGCGTCAATGACGAACTTACCCTTCGAGACGGCCTGATGGCGCTGATAGGTAAGGGCATTGGTGTGACCGCCGATGAGCTTGTCAACGGTGATGAAGAGTTGCTCATAGGCAATGCGTGCGACTTCGGCGGGGGATGTGGACCTGCGGTCCTCCACGAGCTT